ATCCTGACGAAATAAAACAACTTGCCCAAATTGCCGCCAAATATGGTATGGAATTAAAATACATGACAGGTAAAAATGCTACTTTAGTAAAAAGAATAGATGAAGCGGTTAAAAATGCGCTAACTGAAAAAAAAGCTAAGAAAAAAGAAAAAAAAGATCCACCATTAAACAAACCAAAACGTGGTGGTTCAAAAGCATATTATGTTTACGTACGTGATCCTAAAACTAAAAAGATTAAAAAAGTATCATTTGGATCAGGCGGTTTAAGAGCTAAAATCAAAAACAAAGAAGCACGTAATGCATTTGCTGCACGTCACAATTGTAAAAATAAAAAAGATAGAACTAAAGCAGGATACTGGTCTTGTAATTTACCAAGATACGCTCCAGCATTAGGTTTAGGTGCTAAAATGAATACTTTTTGGTAATATGAACCCATACGAAAATAAAGGTAATATAAGAACATTTTCTAAAGATGTAGATCCAATGGAATTGGTATGGCATCAGGATAAAGAAGATAGACACATAGAAGTTCTTGATGGTAAAGGATGGTCCATACAGATGGATAATCAGTTACCTTTGGCATTATCAAAAGGGGATCGTATATTTATAACAGAAGGTAGAATACACCGAATATTAAAAGGTACAACAGATTTAAAAATAAAAATAAATGGATAACTTTGATTTAAGAAAATATTTAGCTGAAGGTAAGCTATTAAAAGAAGAACTAAGAGATGTTGAAGACATACTAGTAAAAGCTGGATTTAGATTTGATGATGGTATTTTAGGAGGTATAGGTTCAGGTGGCGCAGGATATTATGATATGGCAAATGATAAAATATACGGCTATAATCAATCAGGCCCTTGGAATGAAGAAGAATTCAATAAATTTTATGATAATTTTGAATTTAATTCTAATTTATATGATAGAGAGGATCTTGAAGATTTAGAAATATCACAACCACAATTAGAAAAAGGTATTTATGCTGTTGAAGATATGGGGTATGTAGAAATCCATAGTAATGGTGATGTTGAAATTTATGCTACTCCACAATTATCTGATGAAGAGGGAAGAGAATTCCTTCCTGCATTTAAAATGGATGCTAATGGAAAACCAATCCCTCAATTCAGTAAAGACGAAATGAGAAAAATGTTAAAAGATGATATGATGTATATCTTATAAAATAAAAATAAAATGAAAGAACTATACAGATTTAGACAATTTCTTACAGAAGGAGATTTTAAAAATCCAATTCTAGACAAATATTTAAAACTAAAAAAATCTATAGATAACAAAACAGTTTTTGATTATGAACTATCAGATTTTATTAATAATTTAGATAATACTGAACGTGAGGGATTAGAAAGTGATTTGGGGTTAGAAAGAGATACGTTTTATGGAGGTAGGCTATTTGAAGCAATTGACTTCCCAGAATTAGAAGATGAATTCGAAGGAGCAATGGATGCTATGGTAGTAGAACCTAAAGTATACCTTCAAGATATTATTGATGCATCTGCTGAAGAAATTGTAAGTGATGATTATTACGAAATAATGAATGCTGTAGAACAGGGAGTTTATTCCGAAGATGAAGCAGTTAAACTTGCTAAAGCTTGGGCTAAAGAAAAACTATCAAATTTAGCTGAAGGTAAGCTATTAAAAGAAAATATAGATATGGCTACAATACTCAGCCATGATGATTATAAAGAACTTTATATAGGAAATAGAGCTGAACATGATGCTTCACATGAGGAAGAACAATTTAGTGATGAATATATAATTGACATTAAACCAGGAATGTACCAAATGATATATTGGGATGATGAAGGTCCTGATCATATCGTTTTTGATAATAAATTAGATTATGTATTAGGTTCTATTGCTAATTTTTGGGGCGAGGATCAATTTATTGAAAAATTTGGAATTGAAGATGAAGTAAATGCTGCGGGGGATAATTGGGAAAGTGTTTTTGATAAACACGTAGCAGATAATTTAGATATGTATTATGAAGAACTAAATAAATATATTAACAATTCAGAAGCTGATGGTGATTCAGCTAGTGGAATTGTTCTTTTACAAAATGGTAAAGTAATAGCTGGTGAAGCAATTGACATAAGCACAAGATTTGATTAAATAAAATAAAATAAAAATAAATGGATAATTTCGATTTAAGAAAATATTTAGCTGAAGGTAAGCTATACGAAAACGAAGAACAAGGATATACTCTTTTTACTACTAACGTTGAATATGATAACGGAAAAACCGGTTATATGTTTCAATTAGTAAACTCAGAAGATAGAGAAGAAAATGAAATTGGTTTCGATCAATTATTTTTTGATGATGAAGATAACCGTTTAGAAATAGGTGTTGATTTTAATAGCTTTGATCAAGGTAGCTACCAAGAAGGAGAATATACTGCTGATGAAGCAATGGAATTATACCGTAAAATAAAATAAAATGGATAACTTTGATTTAAAAAAATATTTAGCTGAAGGTCGACTAGAAAAAGAAATGGGTGATGATAGACCTCCTGAGAGGTTAAAATTAGATCCTGATTACGATAAAGGTGGGAAATATTACAGTGAAGAAGGTGCTGAAGCTTTTAGAATTCAACCTTTTAAACTGAATAAAATTGAATATACTAAAGACCAGGCAGTTAGGCAAGGTAAGTATATTGTAGGGTTAAGAGGTGAAGAACTTAAAAAATTTATTTCTGATTACATGGCAGCATGGAAAGAAGATAAAGGAGATACACCTGAAGGTAAAACTTTTAAAGAAAACATGTATATTGATGATGAGGAATTTGAAATGGAAATGGGTAGATCTAAAAAAGATTCATTAAAGAAAGAAATGATGATGCATGTTGATCAATTAATGGATGGCAATATAGATATGATCGATTTTATGAATGTAGTAGAAGAAATAATGTTGGACGTTAAAATCGCTGCAAAAGATGAAGAATTAAATAAAAGAGAAAACTAATATGAAATGTAATTGTAAAGTATGCAACTGTGGAACATCATGTGATTGTACATGCTGTAATTGCTAAAATAAAAACATATAGACAGATTCATAGCCTGTCGTGATTAAAAAATAAACAGATATCTGTGGCGTCTCATTTGGAGACGCCATTTTAAGTTCGTATATTAACGCATTAAAATAAAGGACAAATATGAGTAAAAACGTAGTAATGATTGGAGCGGGTGTAGCAAATGTAAATGCTGCTACTAAGCTAGTTGACAATGGGTTTGATGGTAAAATTACCATTATTGATATGGGTAAAGATCCATATTTAAGACCATATGAAGAGGTAATGACAGGTTTCCTAGGAGCAGGAGGTTGGTCTGATGGTAAATTAACTTATCATACTTCAATTGGAGGACAATTATCTAAATATTGTGGTGAAGAAAAAGCAATGGAATTATTTGATCAGGTGATAGATAATTTTAAACGTTTCCACCCTAAACCAGAAGAAGTACAATGTTCAAATCCTATTGCAGAACCAGATTTTATTAAACCATATTTTGGGTTAAGATTATTCCCAGTATGGCACGTTGGTACAGATTATCTACATGAAATAGGTAAAAATTGGTATGACTTTTTAGTTGATGGTGGTGTTGAATTTATTTGGGAAACTAAAGTAACTGATATTGATTTTGATGAACAAATTGTATCTATAGGAGCAGTAGATGAAATGTCATATGATAAACTTATTTTTGGTGTAGGTAAATCAGGTATTGACTTTGGTAAACAATTAGCTGAAAAATACGATTTACCAACTGAACCAAAACCAGTACAAATAGGTGTTCGATTTGAAGCACCACAAAAACACTTCCAAAAATTAATTGATGTATCTTATGATTTCAAATTATATAGAAAATATGAAGACAAAGGAGTATCATTACGTTCTTTCTGTACAAACAACAATGCAGCATATGTTGCCGTTGAAGAAACGTATGGAGATCATTCGTACAACGGACACGCTAAAAAAGATGAAGCATTCCGAAATGATATGACCAATTTTGGTATATTAATGGAAGTGCAAGGCATTGATAAACCATTTGATTGGTCTAGAGATGTAGTTAAAAAATTACAAATAGACGGTACTGGTTTATATTATAGCCCAAGTAGAAAACCATCACAAACATCTGAAGGTGTAAATGTATCAGCTATTCAAGTAGATACATTACATAAAATTTCAAAATCAATGCAACCCTACTTTATGTATGTATATGATTTTATTGAGGACATGAAAAAAGTATTCCCAACATTAAAAGATGATTGGGGTATTTATGTACCTGAAGTAAAATATCTTTCTCCTGAGCCACTTGTCGATTATGCCAATTTAGCACTCACTAAGTATCCTAACGTACACTTCGTAGGCGATGCTTTATCAGCTAGAGGTATAACGGTAAGTGGTGCACAAGGGACATATGTTGCTGAATCACTTTTGGAAAATTAAAATAAATTTCGTATATTGATAACAAATAAAAATTATGGCAAAATCAACAAAAACACCGTTTCCACAAAGTAAAAGATTAAAAAAAGCAGATGGTACTATCGCTTATGTATGGGATAATAAACTCCACAATTGGGAGGGACATGCTTTAATTCCTGAAGGTAAAGAAAAATTAGGAGAATATCATTTATATGGTATTAAACATACCAAAGAGGAATGGAATGAAGCAAGACAACAAAGAGAAGGTTTACCTTATTATAAAAATCAATCAATGAAAGCACACCTTTCAGATTATAGAAACTAAGATATGAAAATAGGTTTATGTGGTACAATGAGTGTAGGTAAAACTACATTAGTAAATGCTTTAAAAGAAACAAGGCAATTTAAAGATTATATGTTTAGAACAGAACGTTCTAAATACTTGATGGAGCAAGGTATTCCACTTAATACAGATTCAACATTAAAGGGTCAAACCATATTCTTGGCTGAACGTTGTGCTGAATTAATTCAAACAGATATTATTACAGATAGAACAGTTCTTGATGTTATGGCATTTACTTTAAATGCAAAATCAATACCTCACCAGGATAAAGAAGCATTTGAAACATATGCTAGTGAATTTGTTAGAGAATATGATTATATTTTTTACATATCTCCTTATGGAATAGATATTGAAGATAATGGAGTACGTGAAACAGATGAGCACTATAGAGATTTAATTGATTTTACTATTACCACACTTATTAAAAGACATGGTCATAAAGCAGGTAAAATAGAAAAGATATCTGGATCTACAGAGGAACGAATCCAACAAATATTAAAGTTTACTAATCTTTAACATATTTATAATAAAACCTTATTATAATGAAAAAATCTGAATTAAAAAATTATATTAGAGAAAATATTATCTCTACATTATCTGAAGATACTGAAGCAGAAATTGAAAAAACTAAAGAATTAACTGCCGCTATTAAGGATCTAGAATCAGCTAAAAAAGAAGCTGGTATAGAAGAAGATGCAACACCATTAATGAAAGATTTTACTTATGACTATGAAGATATAGGTCAATTCTATTTAGAAGGATTTGGAAAAAAACATACCCTAAATAATGACCAGTTAAAAATGTTAGGCAAAAAAATCACTGATAATTTATATGGTGGTGATATTGGTAAAGCATATGATGCCGTTGTAAATCCCCATAAAAACCCTTACGATATAAAAGAAAATGCAAATGTGGGTTTAGATGAAATAGAAGAAATGGGGTATAATGCTGCTGATGAAGTTTTTACAATAATAAGAAAATCATACCTTAATTCTCAAATAGATTTTCGTTACTTTCAAAAGGGACTTATGCGAGGGCTCTCTGATATAGCTAGTTCTATGGGTTTAAATGAAAACGAAGATGCAGAACCAACTAAATCCGATATTAAAAAAACTAAAGGTTTAGCTAAAGCAAAAGAAGAATTGGCACTATTAACTCGTGAGATGAAATCATTAGCTAAAAAATATTCTAAAGCTGAAGGTGAAGAAAAAGAAAAATTAGTTAAAATCTTAAAAGATAAAACTAAACTAAAAAAAGAACTAGAAAGTATTCTAGATAATAAGAAGATATAATGTCATCTAAGGAAAGGTTTTTATATATTGCTATAGTATTTTTTGGTGCTTACTACCTAATTAATATGTACTCTTCAAATGAAGATGAATATATCAATGAGTATAATAGTAAAATAGAGGCATTAGAAAATAAAATTAATTCTTTACATAACATAAATGAAGAATTAACCTTGGAAATTGATACCTTAAATGGTCAAATAACAAAATTAGACCAAGAAATTAGTAAACAAGATAATAAAATAGTTATATTAAAAAGACAAACAAATGAGAAAGTTAATAATGTTGATTCTTTTGGGGATGATGAGCTTGAACGGTTTTTCACAGAACGTTATAGACAGTACTTCGATTCAATTAAAAAAACCAATAGTCAGACTAGTAATTAAGGATTTAATAACTGGAGATAGTTTTAAACAAGAATTAAGTTTAATCAATACAAAGTACTCTTTATTAAAAAATAAAATTATATTAAAAGATAGTGTTATTAATAACCTTAATTTTCAAATCAATAATTTTAATTCTATATTAGATACAAAGGGGTCACAACTTATACTTTCCCAACAGTTAAATGAAAAGTTAAAACTTGAAGTAAAAAAACAAAAGTTTAAAAATAAATTAACAGCAGGGGCTGGAGTAGTAGCAGTATTAGCTGCTGTACTTTTAGTAAAATAGTATGTCTGATTTAAAAAAAGTAATACGCCAAGAATACTTAAAATGTGCTCAAGACCCAGTACACTTTATGCGTAAATACTGTTATATACAGCACCCACAACGTGGGCGTATACAGTTTAATCTATACCCATTCCAAGAAAAAGTATTAACGTTATTTCAAGAAAATCCCTATAGTGTAGTATTAAAATCTAGACAGTTAGGTATATCTACTTTAGGTGCTGGTTATTCATTGTGGTTAATGACATTCCATAAGGATAAAAATATTCTTTGTATTGCAACTAAGCAAGAAACAGCTAAAAACATGGTAACAAAGGTAAAATTCATGTATGAAAACTTACCTTCATGGCTTAAAATAGATGCTCCTGAAAATAATAAATTAACTTTACGATTAGCAAATGGATCACAAATTAAAGCAACATCGGCTTCAAGTGATGCAGGTAGATCCGAAGCAGTATCTTTACTACTAATTGATGAGGCAGCTTTTATTGATAATATTGGAGAAATATGGGCCTCAGCACAACAAACATTAGCAACTGGTGGTGGTTGTATAGCATTATCTACCCCTTATGGTACTGGAAATTGGTTTCATCAAACATGGGTTAGAGCAGAAAATAGAGAAAATCAATTTTTACCTATAAAACTCCCCTGGTATGTCCACCCAGAAAGAGATCAAAAATGGAGGGATACACAAGATGAATTATTAGGTGATCCTAGAATGGCTGCACAAGAATGTGATTGTGATTTTAGTACCTCTGGTGATATTGTATTTTATCCTGAATATATAGACTTTTATGAAAAAACTTATATAAAAGATCCTATGGAAAGAAGAGGAGCAGACCAAAACTTATGGGTTTGGGAATCACCTGATTACACAAGAGATTATGTGGTAGTAGCAGACGTTGCTCGTGGAGATGGAAAAGATTATTCCGCATGTCATGTAATTGATGTAGCCAATAATGTACAAGTTGCTGAATATAAAGGACAATTAGGTACAAAAGAATACGGGCATTTATTAGTTGGTTTAGCTACTGAATATAATGAAGCAATGTTAGTAATAGAGAATGCTAATATAGGTTGGGCAACAATACAAGTTGCTTTAGATAGACAATATCCTAACCTTTACTATTCACAAAAGAGTGATTCCCCAAATGCTAGTTCGTATTTTGACAAATACCAGGACCATTCAAAAATGGTAGCCGGTTTTACAATGTCTTCTAGAACTAGACCTATGGTAATAGGTAAATTTCAGGAATATATTAGTGATAAAGGAGTAACAATACAATCAAAAAGATTGCTAGAAGAAATGAAAACCTTTATATGGAAAAATAATAGGGCAGAAGCTCAAAGTGGGTATAATGATGATTTAGTAATGTCCTTTGGTATAGCTATGTATATTAGAGATACAGCGCTAAAATTAAGACAACAAGGACTACAAGCAACTAAAAATGCTTTAGGTAATATGTCTGTAGATAGGACTTCGTACCAAGGTGGATATGGTTTTTCACAAGGCTCAGATAATCCCTATCACATAAACACACCCGATGGTAAGGAAGACATTAAATGGCTTCTTTAATAATATTTATAACAATAATAACATACTATGGCTGATAAAAGCGTATTTTCAAGACTAAAAAGATTATTTTCTACTGACGTAGTAATAAGAAATGTAGGTGGAAACCAAATAAAAGTAATTGATAGTGCTAAAATACAATCTACAGGTGAATTAGAAACTAATTCATTAATGGATAGATATAATAGGGTTTTTTCTACAAGCCCTTCTTCTTTATATGGTGCTCAATTCAATATGAATTACCAATATTTAAGACCTCAATTATATTCTGAATATGATTTAATGGATAATGATGCTATTATAGCATCTGCTCTTGATGTCTTAGCAGATGAATCAACTTTAAAAAATGATATGGGTGAAGTACTTCAAATTAGAAGTGCTAATGAAGATATCCAGAAATTGTTGTATAACCTATTTTACGATGTATTAAATGTTGAGTTTAACTTATGGATGTGGGTTAGACAAATGTGTAAATATGGTGATTTTTTCTTAAAATTAGAAATTGCTGAAAAGTATGGGGTTTACAATGTAATTCCTTATACTGCTTATCACATAGAAAGACAAGAAGGTTATAACCCACAGAATCCTTCTGCTATTAGGTTTAGATACGCTCCTGATGGAATGGATAATCTAAGTTCAGGTATGTATCCTGTACCAGGTTCAACCGCTGGGAATTTAAACGATGAACAAGGTATTTTCTTTGACAATTATGAAATGGCTCACTTTAGACTTCTTTCAGATGTTAATTATTTACCTTATGGTAGGGCTTATATTGAACCCGCTCGTAAATTATATAAACAATATGTTTTAATGGAAGATGCAATGTTAATTCATAGAATTGCTCGTGCCCCAGAAAAACGTATATTTTATATGAATGTTGGTTCTATCCCACCAAATGAAATAGATGCATTTATGCAAAAAACAATTGGTAATTTAAAACGTACACCTTTCCAAGATAATAAAACAGGAGAATACAACCTTAAATACAACATGCAAAATATGTTGGAAGATTTTTATATCCCTGTTCGTGGTAATGACCAAACAACTAAAATAGAAACCACACCAGGATTACAATATGATGGGATTGCCGATGTTGAATATTTAAGAGGTAAATTATTTGCCGCACTTAAAATTCCAAAAGCTTTCTTAGGATACGAAGAAGGAGTTGAAGGTAAAGCTACACTAGCACAACAAGATATTAGATTTGCACGCACAATTGAAAGAATACAAAGAATATTAGTTTCTGAATTAAATAAAATTGCATTAGTTCATTTATATACCCAAGGATATACTGATGAAACATTAACTAATTTTACTTTAGAAATGTCTAGTCCTTCTATTATCTTAGAACAAGAAAAAATTGAATTACTTAAATCTAAAACCGAATTAGCTGGTACTTTATTAGAACAAGGTTTAGTACCCTCTGATTGGATTTATGATCATGTTTACCATTTTAGCGAAGACCAATATGATGAATATAGAGATTTATCTAGAGAAGATGCTAAACGTAAGTTTAGAATGGCACAAATAGAAGCAGAAGGAAATGATCCTGTTGAAACTGGTAAATCATATGGTACACCTCATGATTTAGCCTCATTATATGGAAGTGGTAGAATGTACACTAACCCAGGAGCAGTACCAAAACCAGAAGAATATGCAGCTGATGATCCTAAATTAGGTAGACCAAAAGATACTAATGTAAAACGTAATACACAAGGTGATAATTTTGGGAAAGATAGATTAGGAGTTAAACGTATGAAAGATACAGATAAAAATGATTCTAATAGTATTAAAAATAAATTCAAAGGAGGAAGTCCATTAGCTTTAGAAAGTGCTCGGTCTTCATATATGAAAAATTTAAATATGTTTAAGGATTTAGATAAAAAGGTATTAATATTTGAAGAGGATAAAGACGATTCTTCATTATTAGATGAAAAACAATTAAAGAAGTAAAATACTCCACATATTTATAAATAAATATATTCTTGATGAAAATTAAACACTCAAAGTACAAAAACACAGGCATATTATTTGAACTGTTAGTACGCCAAATCACCGCTGACACACTTAAAGGTGGTAATTCACCAGCTATAGATATTTTAAAAGAATATTTCGTAAATACTTCTTTAGGTAAAGAGTATAAATTATATGAATCTATACTTAAATCTAAAGTAGTAACTGAGGGTAGGGCTACATTAGTAATTGATACTATATTAGAGGCCTCTACTAAGTTTAATAGAAAGTCTTTAAAAAAACAAAAATATAATTTGATTAATGAAATTAAAAAACATTATAATCTAGAATCCTTTTTTGGTTCTAAAATAACAAATTATAAAGAATTAGCGGCTTTATACACTTTAGTAGAAAATGTTAATTCAAAGTCTATATCTAACCCAACACAATTAGTAGATAATAAAGTAACTTTATTAGAACATTTAACTAAAAAGGAAGTTACTCAAGATTCAAAACAAACAGTAATTGAAGAATTTTCTACATATGATAGTGATATAAGAACTCTTACTTATAAGGTATTATTAGAAAAGTTTAATAATAAGTACGACATATTAACTAATGATCAAAAACAAGTACTTAAAGAATACATTAATTCAGTAGATTCAACACCAGATTTAAGAAATTTCTACAATGTTAAAATTAATGAATTAAAAAGTATTTTAGTTAAAGAAACAAAAAATATTAAAGATAAAGCTACAAAAGTTAAAATTACTGAAGTAGCTAAATTTTTAACTGAATTAAAGAAAACAGATAAAGTTGGAGATAATAATTTAGTTGATTTGTTACGTTATTACCAATTAGTAAACGAAATACAAATAGCAAATGGCGTACAAATATAAACTTAAAGAAATAGAGGTAGGTGATACTAAGGTTACTGGAGGTGTAAAATCTGTAGTTACAGATAAAGATCCCGAAACTGGTGCTATATCCTGGTCTATTGATTATGTTCCTAATTTATCTAAGCTAGTTGAAGATTCTATGGAATTAGCATCTACAGCAAAAGGTGTATATCAAAAAGCTAAAGATGATAAAAAATTCTTAGACATATACGAACAGGCAAAACAATTAAGAAATGTAATTCGTACTCATGTTAGAAATAATTACCCTTCCGATTATAAAAAAGCAATCAGAGAAGAAGATGTAGATGAAATTTCAACCTCTGGTGCCGCAGGTGCTTATAATACACCATATGCTTTTGTAAGAAAAAAATTACAACCAGGTAAAAAGAAAAAAAATAAAAAATCTAAATATAAAATGAAAATGCCATCGGGTATGGTAAGTTCTTTAGGTTATACAATGGGTGAGGGTAAATTAGGTGATGGAGCAGATTTAGGTCCTGGCCCCAAAGCAGGTCCTGATGGAGTCACTAATAGCGCTTATACAAAACAATTTAAATATAAATTAGTTCCTAAAAATAAAGATGGTACTTATGTACAAAAGGGAGCAGGAATGATAGTTAAAAAACTTTATTAATATGTATAACCGAAGTATTAATGAACAAGAATCTAAAGCAGCACAATACCAAAAAGAACGTATTGAAGCTTTTGATGTTTTAGAAAATAGATTAGATGTAGTAAAAAAATTATTACGTTTAGCAAAAATAGAAACTATAAAAGCTTACAGAGAACAACCTAATACTTTTGCTGTAATAAAACCTACAGACATAATAGGAGACTATATAAAAGATATTGAAATATTACTAGATAAATAACATTATGAAACAAACACCAAATCAATTATTCAAACAACTTTCAAAAGAATTTAGTTCTAAAAAAGATAAAGAACTAATTAATGAAGAATTAGGTCAAATAGTAACTTTAAAACCAATTAATACTATTGAGGCAAGTGCTAAAGACCCATTCTGGACTAAATTTGAAAATTTCTTAGCAGAAGGTGGTACATTAGAGCCTATTGTAAATAATGAAGATAAAGTTAAATATAATTCTAAAGAACAAGACGAAAAAGTTAAAGCTGATTCTAAATTAAAGTATGAAATGGATAGCAAATTAGCTGGGTCATACAAAATATCAGATGGTGTAGAAAATATTGATTCCCATAATTATGACTACGATCCTAAAGTAGAGAATATTAATAATGTTAATGCTCAAGAAGTATTAAGTGGTGTTCAATTAGAAATTAACTACAATAAAGAATTATCTTTAGATGAAGCAATGGAATTAGCTGTTAAAAACTTAGCTAAAGACCCATTACATTATGTAAAAGAAGGACAATTTGGAGTTCAAGGTTTAGGATATAAAGAAGGAAAACAACAACAAAACGATGGCGAAAGTTATGGTGGTAGTGGATTTAGTACTAAATTAAAAGATGGTGGTGATTCTATGGAATTAGTAAAAGAATCTAAAGAATTAGTTTTAGAGGCATTTGGACAAGTAGTAACATCAGGTAATCCAAACTCATTAGCAGCACAATCAGGAAATATTATTCGTCAGATGATGGCTGAAAAAGAAGAAGAGAAAAAATTACCAATGGATGAAATGGAAGATGAAGGTACAGCAGTATCTTATTCAGATACTACATCAGAAGCTGCAAAACCTGATTTTGCAGATATCGACGGAGACGGAGATAAAAAAGAATCAATGAAACAAGCAGCTAAAGATAAAAAGAAAAAAGTGAAAAAAGAATCTATAGATAGTAAATTAGCGGAAATAGGAAAAGAAGCTGAAAAAGTAAAAATGGAAGCTCAATTAGACTTCTTACATGATCATATTCAAGAAAAAGTAGATAGAGTTAGTTCAATCCAAGAAGATGAAAATCTTAGTGAATTAATTGACAAGACGAAAATGAAACAAATGCAGAGAGAAATCAAAGATTTGGAAAGAAAGAAAATGAAAATGGAAAGAATCTATGAAAAATCTTGTGGATCAAAATATTCCAAAAAAGAAATGGTAGATGAAATGGATGAGGTAAGTTGGAATGAAAAAAATAACCCAACTCGTGGTGCTGCAGGTGAAAGAGATCCTAAACAAGTAGGACAATCAGTTTCTGCTTATGCTGTAAACAAATAGAACATGAGCAAAAAGCTATTAATAGAAACTCATACTGTAAAAATCTCCCCCTCCCAATTAACTGAAAATGTTAATAAGGAGAGTGGAAATTTAATGGTAGAAGGTATTTTAGCTACGGCTGAAGTAAAAAACGGAAATGGTCGTTACTACTCAAAAGGTCTGTGGGATAGAGAAATGGACAAATATTCTGAATTAATTGAACAAAGACGTTCAATGGGAGAACTTGACCACCCAGAATCAACTGTTATCAATTTAAAAAACGTATCACATTTAATATCCGAATATTGGTGGGATGGTGATAATTGTATAGGTAAGATAGAAATTTTACCTACTCCTTCAGGAAATATTCTTAAAGAACTAATTAAAAGTGGAGTTACCGTAGGTGTGTCTTCTCGTGGTATGGGTTCTTTAGAAGATAAAGGTGGTGTAATGGAAGTACAAGATGATTTTGAATTATTATGTTGGGATTTTGTTTCAACCCCATCAAATCCTGGTTCTTTTATGCATACCTTAAATGAAGGAAAAAATATAATCACATATGATTATACAAATGTTAATAAAGTAATACATGAAATTCTTTGTTCAAAAGGTTCATGTCCTATAACATAAATAATATTTCTTCGGACGCTACCGACGGATTTTATGCATAAAGCGCTCTTTTGAGCGCTTCTTGTGTCTTAAGATATTTTTACATACGTATGACCGCAATGTGTCATGAATACTTAGATATGGCACCGATATATATTATTCCCTATTACGATTCTTAATAATCGTATTTCACAAAAAAAATTTTGAGATTATGGCAAACAATGATTTGTTAAAAGAAGCAATCGCTGATGCTAAAGCTGTTAAAGAAACTGCTATTGCAAACGCAAAACTTGCTCTTGAAGAAGCATTCACACCACATTTGAAATCTATGCTTTCTGCAAAATTAGAAGAAATGGACAACGAAGACGTTGACGAAGGATACGATAAGTATGAAGAAGACGACGTTAAAGAAGAAGTTTCTGAAGATACAGTAGAAGAAAAGAAAGAAGATATGGATGAAGCTAAAGAAGAGCTTGATGAAATTAACCTTGACGAGTTACTTGCTGAACTTGAATTGGATGAAGACGCTCGAACAGACGCTGAAGAAGAAGGCTACAAAGACGGTATGAAGGACGAAAAAGAGGACTTGAAAGAGGACGAACGTACGGATGCTGAGGAAGAAGGCTATTTAGATGGCGAAAAAGACGAAAAAGAAGACATGGAAGACAAAGACGACGAGGAAATTGACCTTGAAGATATGTCAGAAGATGACTTAAAAGGATTCATTGAGGATGTTATTAAAGATTTAGTAGCAGACGGAACAATTGAAG